TTTCCAGATGCTTTTTCTGTTTCTGTTTGTGCAGCTTCTTCTTCTGGTGTAGGTAACTCTGCCATTTTAGCTTCTATGTCAGCTTTAGAAATAGGTGTTGTTTCATTTAACCATTCAATAGAATTTATATCATTATCTTTTATAATAAATTCAGCACTACTATTTAAAGAATGTATTGCTTGTGCTATATCTGTCATAATAATTTATCTCCTTAACCTTGTATTTCCTGTAATGTAATAAATGATTTAGATATTCCATTTATTTGATTGTTTAATCTAAATCTGAAATCTGTATTGTAAGTCCTGCATTGTGTCTTATACACAAGGGAACTGGTACTTGATGGTGTATCATAATATTGATAACTCCAAACAAAATTAAATTCTCTACCTGATGAACCATTACCTCTTATTCTTACACCAAAAGAATCACCGTCATCTGAACCTGTATATAAAGTTGTGCTATCTCTTAATAATTTAAAACCACCTAAAATATTTATTTGATTACTTACGGTTTCTAATTGAAAATCTTGCGAAATCATCACTAAAATTTTATTTGAAGTTGAAGTAGGTGTAATAGATGCACTCAATCCTGTATCAGCATAAGTTCTAGAAGAAATAACTGTGTTAGTAGTATCGCTATCACTAACAACTTGAATAACATTTCCTGCAGCCAAAACAGAATTTGGTATTGTCCCTGTTATTGCATTCGCTCCGCCTAATCTTGTTATCGCCATAATTTATCCTATCAACGCTTTAATTTCGTCGTCGTCCAATCCTAAATCTTTTAGCTTCTGTTTACCAGAGGCTTTTTTATCTATTGCTGCTTGTTCAGCATCTTTTAATTCTTGTATCTTTGCATTTACTTCAGCTTCAGTTGGTTTTGTAATTGAGTTATCATGCATTATAATATTTTCGTAACTTTCTCTATGAGAACCAGTCCAATCTTTTTTCCAACCAAACCATTGTCCAGTATGCATTTGTGCTAAAGCTGTTCTTAACCATTCTTTATCTGTCATCAAGTGTCTCCTAATCTTATAAATCGCATCGCAGTTAAATCTCTTCCTGTATTTGCCATTGTTTCTGTACTACCATTTACATCACCATTAATTCTAAATTGTACTTTTTGATTTGTTGTATCGGTAATATCAAATAATGCATCAGTAAAAATATGTTGGTATGTTGTAGAACCACTTGTTTGTTGTATAAATGAAGAAGCCTCACTAGCAGTAGAATAACTAGAGTTATTTGTAGTAGCTTCAATAACAGCTGAAAAAACTCTATTATCTCCATTTAATTTAAAACTTGCATTAAAAGTTACATAATAAATTCCTGTTGATGGAAAAGTAAATTGACCTGAACTTTCTGACATTTGAGAACCAAAAGATGATAAAGCTGGAGCAGTATCATTTCGTTCTAAATTTGAAGATATTGGATGAGCATTGCCTGTAAAATCAGTTGTCAATCTAAAATTATCTGCCATCGTAATTCCATTTGTAGTAGCTACAGCAGAACCATTGTTCTGTAATGTCCCTACGATATTAGTAGTATCACCAGATGCACCGATAGTAATAGTATCAGAACTCTCGTTGATAATGTTATTACCTGATGTATCTTGTATCGTGTCTACTTTTAAAATTGCTGTCATTATGCTCCTATTTTATATCCTCCAAAATAACACATTTGTGTACTACCACCAAAATAAGCATCTAAAGCTGGAGAACCAGAATTATCATCTATAAGAGCATAAACCTCTATGTAGTCTGATGCTGCTAAATCAAAAATTCCTGTCATAGTTATTGTTTCTTGAGCACCTGCATTATTCATAGGATAATGATAAGATGTTCTTTCAGCTCCAGCTGATGTTGATCCATTTTTTCTAAATTTTACTACAAATTGTTCTAATTGACTTACTGCTAAAGCAGTTGCATTTAATGCGCAGTAAAAACAATATTTACCATCTTTACCACTAGGCACTGTAAATCTATAATTTGTGCTTGTATCAAATGTACTGTCAGGGTCAAATGTTGTTGCATTAAAAGCAACTTTTGTTTCAGTGTTATCTGATAAAGTTTGATTACCATTTAAATAAACTTCAAACGCAGGTGTATTAGATAGCAACGTCACACCCGATCCAATAGTAATGTTACCAGATCCTGCGCTGTTTGTTATTGTTCCTACTTTTAAAGTTCCGTCTGCCATTATGCTCCTATCCTGTATCCAAAGAAAAATGTTCTTCCTTCATTTCCAACTATATTTTGAGATGAGCCACTATCTTGGTAAGCATAAGCAATAACAGTATCTCCAACTGCTAAGTCAACAACAGTTGATGCCTTTACAGCATCAAAATTTTCAGGTCTAATTTCATTGGTAGAGATATCTGAACTGCTATTTTTTTGTAAACTTATAAAAAGTCTATTTGCAATCCAACTAAATGCAGTTGTTTGTGCACAAAGAAAATATTTACCCGCTTTCCCAGAGGGAACTGTAAAAGTATTAGAAGCAAAAGCATTATCTGTATCAAACGCTTCTGTATCAAATACAAGAGTTGTTGAACTAGCATTAGGAATACTTTGACTAGAGGTTGCATATGCTCTAAAAGCAGGAAAGTTTTGACCAGATAATGCACCATTAGGAACAGTAATAGTGTCTCCACTAGCCCCTAAAGTAATACTAGATGTATTAGTAGAACCAATAGTTAAATTACTAGTTCCTGAAATAGTATCAATTGTATTTGTCTCTAACTTACTCATTATAAAATTACGAATGTACTCCCTGATGGTATAGTCACTGTACCACTAACTGTAACAGGACCAA